AGAAAGATTCATTGCTGAGACAGGGTATGAAGCCCATTACTGGTTCGTTGTCTCAGACTTTGCTGATCTGTCCCTAAGGCATGGGTTGGACACTGTCCTAAGCGATGTCCTAGAAGTGTATAAAAAACGCCTTTTAGATAAGGAACAGTCCTAAGTTGTGTGCTGTCCCTTATTTAGCTAATACCTAACTATAGATAACTATCTAATTGGAGCTTAAGATAATGACCAGTCCTATCTTGGAGAACCTAGCTAAGGCTAGAAGCAAGAAGACTTCAGGCTATAAGTTAAAGAACCCGATTGACCACTGGAGGGAAGACCCAACCAGCCTACGCAAGAGCATCAATGCTAAGTGCTTTGACTGTTCCTGTAATCAGATCGATGAGGTAAGGCACTGCGCTGTTCGTTCCTGCCCACTATGGTTTGTCCGTCCCTATCAGGAGGATACAAATGGGTGAGCAGTTAAAGGCGCACCAGCCTTGTCATGATTGTGGTAGCTCAGACGCACTGACCTACTATGACTGGGGTAGTTTATGTTTTAAATGCGGAGAGAAAAAGTTCAACAAGAGTGATATGAAACCAACATTAACCAAGGTTCAATCGAAGATGACTAATGTCCATGAGCTATCATATGGCTCAGTTGTAGAGCGAGGACTTACTAGAGATACCTGCCTAGAGTATGGTATTGGTAGTAAGGACAATTACTATTACTTTCCGTACTATAATGGCGACACCATAGTTGCGTATAAGAAACGAAACACAGACGAGAAACGATTCAGCATTGAAGGTGACTGGTCCAAAGGCGTTCTGTTTGGACAGCAATTGTTTACCAAAGGAGGCAAGTATGTCACCATCACCGAGGGCGAATTTGACGCTGCGGCTGCGTATCAGATGCTGGGTTCTAAGTATCCTGTGGTATCTGTTAGGAACGGTGCAGGCAATGCAGCACAAGATGTCAAGGCGAATTATGAGTGGCTCGACAGCTTCGAGAATATCGTTATCTGTTTTGACAACGATGACGCAGGCCGAACTGCTGCTGCACAGGTGGCTGAAATCCTTGGAACTAAAGCCAAGATATTTAAGGGACGCTCAGATTTTAAAGACGCCTGTGACTTCAACTACAAAGGAGAAGTAAAGGAGTTTGTTGACCTTTGGTGGAAGGCCGAGAGGTTTACACCAGACGGTATCATTGATGGTGCTGGGTTATGGGAGTTGGTTAACCAGCCAGTCGAACTTGCGAAGGTTCAGTATCCTTACTCTGGTCTTAATGACCTGACCTATGGAATTAGAGAAGGAGAACTGGTGACAATTACTGCTGGCTCTGGCTTGGGTAAGTCTCAGTTTCTGCGAGAGATTGTGTTTCACATTTTGAATAACACCACGGATGAGAACATAGGGTTGTTGTTTTTGGAGGAGTCAGTAAAGCGTACTGCTAAAAGTCTTATGAGTCTTGCGGCTAACAAGCCACTGCATTTGCCAGACACAGACGCAACCAGCGAGGAACTCCGCACAGCATTCGATGCTACTCTTGGCACAGGTAGGGTGTTTCTGTTTGACCACTTCGGCTCTACTGCTATCGATAATATTATTAATCGTGTGCGCTTTATGGCTAAGGCATTAGATTGTCGGTACATTTTCTTGGACCATGTGTCTATTGTGGTGTCTGCACAGGAGAATGGTGACGAACGCAAGGCATTGGATGAGATCATGACCAAGTTGCGGATGATTGTCCAAGAGACAGGCATTGCTTTGTTCTGTGTCTCGCACCTGAAGCGTCCTGATGGCAAGGGACACGAGGAAGGAGCAAGTACTTCTCTGTCTGCACTGCGCGGCTCAGGTTCGATTGGTCAGTTGTCTGATATGGTGCTGGGCTTGGAGCGTAACGGACAGGCTGAGGACCTAAAGGAGCGTCACACCACCAAGGTTCGAGTACTAAAGAATCGCTTTGCTGGATTGACTGGCCCTGCCTGTGGTCTGTATTACGACAGGGTTACTGGGCGCATGAGTGAGACAATCGTGGAGGATCTATGAACCTACGCAAAGCAGCAGAGATGGCGTTGGAGGCTTTGGAAAATCCTTGGGAAGCTGGGCCGGAAGGTGTTGCTGATGCAATCATTGCACTACGCCAAGCACTAGCGATGCAAAAGTTTAGCGAAGTCAACCAAGAAATTGAGGAAGCATTAAAGCAGCCAGAACAAGAGCCTGTGGCGTATGTAACTATCGAACCATCACTTGATGGTGATTGGCGAAAATGTCCTTCAATAAAATGGTTTAATAAACCTACTGAGGGGCCTCTCTACACAGCACCACTAAAGCAGCCAAAGTGGGTTGGTCTTGACGATGAAGATGTTGCTACTGTGAAAAATGAATTTAACCGGGGCGCATTGTGGGCAGAGCAAGTGCTGAAGGAGAAGAACAAGCGTGAATGGGTTGGGCTGACGGATGAGGAAATTGAGGAGTGCAAAATCAACGGCGGCTTACCACACGCTATCAATTGGAGGTTCTCGGTAAAGGTTATGGAAGCCAAACTAAAGGAGAAGAACACATAATGAGGATTGCTCTTGATATCGAGACAACCCTAAAGCATGACCATATTTGGGTATGTTGTACCTATGACATTGACACTAAAGAAGTAAGGACATGGACAAGCGCACAAGACTTCAATCAATTCATTCAGAAAGCGAAGTTAGTAGTAGCACACAACGGGATATGCTTCGACTTTCCAGTGCTGAACAGGATCTGGAAGACTTCGATCAAGCTGAACCAAGTGCAGGATACACTGGTTATGTCAAGACTATCAAACCCAAGCAGAGACGGGGGACACAGTCTGGGGAAGTTGGCAAAGCTGGTAGGAAAAATCAAGAAGGAGTACGAAGATTTCGAGGGCGGCCTAACAGATGAGATGATTGAGTACTGTCAAGAGGATGTGCGAATTTGTGGTGAGTTGTATCTCTACCTGCAGCAGGAGCTAAAGGACTTCTCTGCACAGTCAATTGAATTGGAACACAAGGTACAGGCTATCGTTGCTAGGCAGGAGCGCCACGGCTTTAAACTCGACACGGTGAAAGCTCAGTGCTTGCTTGGTAGATGGAAGCGTAGGTTGTCAGACATTGAGGAGGAGTTACAAAAAGTATTTCCTCCGATTATTACGGAACGAACAAGCGTAAAAACCGGAAAGAGACTCAAAGACGATGTGGAAGTATTCAACCCTGGCTCTAGACAACAGATTGCTAAGCGCCTGATGGACCTGGGATGGAAACCTACTAAACATACTGAGAAGGGAGCAGTGATAGTCGATGAATCAGTACTGGATGGAGTTGATATACCAGAAGCAAAGCTCATTGCCGAATACCTATTGCTTCAGAAACGGGTGGCTCAGGTTGAGTCGTGGCTTGAGTTTGTATCTGACGAACACAGGGTTCACGGTAAGGTCATCACCAACGGAGCAGTCACAGGTAGGATGACACACCATAGCCCCAACATGGCACAGGTCCCTAGTAGCTCAAGCCCTTGGGGTTTCGAGTGTCGTGATTGTTGGACAGTAGATGAAGGCAAGACTTTGGTTGGTGCTGATGCCTCTGGTCTTGAGTTGCGTATGCTTGCACATTACATGAAGGACGAACAGTATGCTAGAGAAATCATTGAAGGTGACATCCACACCAAGAACCAAATTGCGGCGGGTCTTCAAACAAGATCGCAAGCGAAGACATTCATTTACGCTTTACTATACGGGGCCGGACCTACCAAGATCGGGAAGATTGTTGGTGGTTCAGCGAAGGAAGGTCAGGAACTCATCAGTACTTTTCTTCGGAACACGCCAGCTATCAAACATCTTAGAGAAAAGGTTATGTACCTATCAGAGAAAGGGACGCTTCCAGGTCTTGACGGTAGGCAATTACAAGTCCGTTCCACACACGCGGCGCTTAACACGCTACTACAGAGTGCTGGTGCGATAGTGATGAAGCAGGCATTAATTTTACTAGATAAGGCTATCAAAAATACTCAATTGAATGCGCAATTCGTAGCCAACGTACATGATGAGTGGCAAATAGAGTGCAATGATGCTGATGCAGATTTAGTAGGAGAGTTAGCAGTTAGTAGTATCAAGGAAGCAGGACAGTTGTTGGGTCTACGCTGCCCATTAGATGGTGAATATAAGAAAGGAAAAACATGGGCACACACCCACTAGATAAAAACGATGAGTTCTGGAATGATATGGAGGATGTTGTATTCCTGTGTATTAAGAAGGACAGAACAGTAAGTATGAAGACATCAGTTAGAGACATGGAAGAGTTAAAGTCTATCTTCAGCACAGCCTTTATGATGGCTCTGTTTCACGATATGAAATCTTCACCAAAGGATGTTGACAAACTTCACTGATGTGGTATACTATTAAGGTAGTACTTATTTATTAACTTGTTCAGGAGAACATTATGGAATTAAAACCTTTTAAAATTGAAGCAGATATTATGTGGGCCTTCTTAGACACACCTAACCAGATGTCTGGTAAGTATCAGGTAGATCTATGCAATCTATCTAAGAACACAATCAAAGCCTTGGAAGAGATGGGCATCCCTGTTCGCAACAAAGAAGACAAGGGTTTCTTTATCACTGCTAAGTCAAAGAATTATCCTATTACCACAGTTGACTCTGCTGGTAATAAAGTAACAGCCAAAGTAGGAAACGGTTCACGAGGTATCGCATTGATTAAACCCTATGCGTACAATAAAAATGGAAAGAGCGGAGTTGCTGCAGGTATCAATAAGTTAACTATTACTAATCTTGTTGAGTATGTTGGTAACACAGCAGAAACTGCTGACGTTCTGTAAATAGATAACTATCTAAATAAAAGGATACTAAATGAAAAAGACAACAACCCCTAATCCAAAACTATCTGTAAAGGTATCACCTGTAGAGTCCTCCTTTGAGGTGTCTGTTCCAGGCAGTGATAAAATCTTTGGGTTAGAGGATTACTTCAAGTTCTCTGTTGCTTACGATGGTACTGTTACCATTAACGACAATGAGTTCTCGAGCAAGAAACAAGCTGCTCAAGCTCTCGAAGCAATGGCAGCGTTTCTTCGGAAGTAATGCTTGCTCTCATTGACGCAGACATTGTTTGCTATCGAATTGGGTTTGCATCTCAAGATGTTAATGAAAAGATTTGTATAGCACGCACCGCTGAGTTTATGGAGGAGCTAGTTATGAAGCCTTGGGTTGGAGACTACCAAGGTTATCTAACTGGCTCCAATAATTTCAGAAAAGATATTGCAGTAACTGCTCCTTATAAAGGTAATAGAACAGCAGAGAAACCTATTCATTATAATTTAATTAGAGAATATTTAATAAAAGCGTGGGGTTGTGAATTAGTAGAAGAACAAGAAGCTGATGATGCAATAGGTATTAAAGCCTATTCATACGAAGATACTGAAGATTATGTTGTTATGTCTATTGATAAAGATTTAGATATGATTCACGGCTGGCATTATAATTTTATTAAGGATAACAAATACTTTATTGATGACCAACAAGCTATCAAACATTTTTATACGCAGATACTTACTGGCGATAGGGTTGATAATATTATTGGTTTAAAAGGAATAGGTCCTAAGAAAGCAGAAAAGATTCTTGAGGACTGCACCACAGAGCAAGAGATGTATGATGCAGTTCTGAAGGCTTACGACAACGATGAGAAACGAGTATTAGAGAACGGACAACTTCTATGGATACGAAGAAAAGAAAATCAGATTTGGTCTCCAGCCCTATTCAATACATCCAGTGGGTTGACGCAGTAGCTGATGTTGAATGGCAAGAGAATGTCAAAGCTGAAGTTCACTTATGTCACACTATTGGATGGGTTGTTGATGAGACAGATGATGCTTTATGTATTGCAAGTACAGTCAGTATGGACAGTAGCAATG